CCAACGAACCCGTTTAGGGTTCTCCGGGTGAAGATTACTTGTAAATCCGAAACAACCAGACGTCCTGTGGACCACGGGAATATTTCCCCGTGGAACTATGGACTTAATATACGCGGCAGTCCGCCACCAACCCTTTTTATAAAAGTTGTTGGAGCATTCTACTGCAGATATTATAGTTTCTGGTTTTCTAGCATCTGGAACTTGCAGGATGTACGCTGGGGTCACATCGTGACCCTCGTACGCCTCCATTCCACACGACTCTCGAAACGATCCGTTTCGATGCGTCTTGGACTGGTTCACTTTGAAGTCAAAGTGAGTCAAGAGTATTTCCAGAACTTGACCTGAGTCATTCGGGATAATAATATCATCTCCGAATACCCGGGTCTCCGATGCTAACCGTGCAATATTCTTACTTGTTGCTTGCTGTCCTCTTACTATCAGTATCGAGGATATGCAGAACGTTAGGAATATAACGGTTTCGATCGGAAAGGTGCATGCCGAACCCATAGTTGTATATTTCCGTAAGGAGTATACATCTGGGTGCCGCTTATCAATTACTTGTTTGATCTGCGGCGTACGGGCAGCAATGAGACCGTGAAGGAAGAACGAATTCTTCCTAAACATCCGTTCTACGAACCGGCAACTGACTCGGTCAGAGGCAGACGATAAATCGACTGTCCATGACTTTCTGTCAATTGAGGCTTTTAAAGCGGCTTTTTGATTAATCGTTTGATCACGAAAGTGAATCATCGATTTCAAAATAGGGTGTTTAGAAACACCTGTCTCAACGAACCTTCTAAGAATCTGCTGACACCACATATTACTTGTGTTCTCAGCGGCGATGAGACGAGGACCTTTTTGGGTCTTCGGAACAACGCACATCTTAGAAACTGGTGGTTCATTAATTAAACCACCTTTTGTAACCCAACTATCATAGTTTGCAAATGCAAACAATGCTTGCGGGAAAACAGGTTCTAGCTGTTCGGACCAATTTGGGAACTCATATTTATTTGAGAACCTTTTTAGGTCTGAAACTGCACCAGGACCATGCTTAGGCATATGCTCACGCGGGTCAAATGACCCGAGTTCGCATGTGAGCCAGTCAGCAACTTGCTGAACTGTCTCTAACGCAATACGGTCGAGATTTGAGCTTATTGCTCTATAGTGGGGTCCGTGAGGACTCCACTTTCTATCTCGCCGTGTACATCGCCACCAGCTCTCCAGCTTACGCCGGAGCAGGCTGTTAGTAGGCCTATAGTCACTAAGACTATGCAGCTTACTAAGACGGTGTACTTCTTCCCATGTAGTGCCTGACCAATTAAGATCAGGTAAGGGAAGCTCTGCGTCTTCCGTATAGAATTGAGATAGTGTCTCATTGACTCTACTCCTTTCACAGTTAACTCTGACTTTCTTTCCGATAGCATAAAGCTGCCGTAAGAAAGCTATTGAGTTAACACACGGTTTTTGCCGAAGCATACCACATTTGCGGAAAACACGTAACATCATCCCCGAGAATAATCTCGGGATTGCTGTCCCTTTCAAACTACCAGAAATAGGTAAATTTGATTGGGTGTACGTACCCTCTGATAAACACTTATCAAAGTGTTTACCAAGAGCGGGGAGATCCAGTGTAAAAACTGGAAGTCCCCTACTTTTCGCAAGAGAGGCTAATCGAGAAATATCTCGTTTTAGACTCCCGTGGTCTGAAGGGAAAGTATCGATAGCATCCAGAAGGATGCAATCGACTGCTTTATGCAAACATATTACGAAGCTTTTCGTCATTGGAATCTCCTTTGAGGTTCGAATTGATCTAAGGCTTGGTATGTGTTCGTCAATAATCCAGACTGGCATAATTACCAGCCTGGACTAATCAGAGGTGTTTATACAAGTTCATCCACTAGTATTCCTACTAGTGAGCTCTTATCGAGCAAAGTGAATTCGTATTGTAATTGAGATCGTGAATTACGATTCCCAATTAATCACCTGTGGATAAATCGTGCTATCCATGTAGAAGCTCAACGCTTCTCCAAGGTCCGTAACATCGGCATTCGTGTCCGATGGAGCGGCTAGCACAACAGTCGATACGGTCCTGACAACTTCGTCAGATGTATCGGCAACAGCGAAAATGGTCTGCTTGAATTCGACATAATGTCGATCACGAGCTCCATTTTTGGAGTGTTTTACTTTAGCGGTAAACTCTTGAAGAGCTTCCCGCAGTAAATACTCCGACGCATATCCGTCCTGATTAATTTTATTGAGAACTTTGGCGGTTCCACCGGAACCACCAAGTGTTACAGTTAATGTATCACCAAGCATGTTTGCTTTCCTTTAGGTTATCGGGTTTTTAGGATATAAAGTGATCCTAGAATCCCTGCTTGCCTTCCAGTAATGAAGGGCAAGCTAGCACTAATTGAGTTCGTAGAGAGAAATCTCTCTTTGTACTCATCTGTTATCGAAGGTACAGCTGGAGTAAGAGTTAACCAACTTGGTTTACTCGTAACTTCAAATGTAGTCTTTTTGACTGTATGGACCATGACATTAACACCGTCAGGTACATGTGCAATCGAATTATTAGAGGACTGAATAAAGTCCCCTACATTCGAGAACCAGTCAATTAGCCAACTCCAAGGTAGAGCATCCCAAATATTAAGGGTGATCTGACTTGAGTGAAGGCCAAAGACAACTTTTCTAGCATACGCTAAGCGAGCTGACTGACTTCCAGGTAAACTGGAAATCGTCGGACGCCACTTTAACGTCGCCCAGATCTCTCTGGTGGACGTTGTGGTTGCAATACCTCGGACTTTAAAAGCCGAGGGCGCACTGGCCATATAATGGTCAACGCCTGTTGCAGTAGCTTGCGTATTATCTAGAACTATTCTTCGTTGTAGACCGTTCTTAGAAGCTAATGACTCAAGTTCACGTACTCGTCTCTCGACGACTATTTGAAAGTTGAGCATTTTCTTTAGATCGGATATAAGTGGTTTCCAACCAAATTGGTAGGATAGAAAGTGTTCTGCGGCCTGATCGGCAGCATTACGCTTTCTACGACGCTTATTTTTCAACTTCATAAGTTGATCATAAGATCGACCCGCTTGTTTTAACATACGTGGTAGATCCTTCATCTCGAATATAAAAACGGGAAGTTGGATATGAGGACGACTAGGATTAGTCCTACTCATAGCAGACGTAGCCATAGAATCGGCTGAGTATGCTTCTAGCACAGGGGATTCTTCAATCCCCCAACATGGATAGTTATAAATACTATACTTTCCACTGGCACCATCACGTCTACAAGAAACGTCCATGTGTCGACGAGAGTCGAACAGATGGTCATTACCGTAGTCGCCTATAAAGTCGTCAGTTATTTGGACACCGTCCTCATAATCTGCTTCATTATAGTGGTTTGACCTATATTGCCACCATCCATGCGGATCACCACTCAAGGTGATGTCGCGGGATCTGGTTCTAGCGGTTAAAGCCATGATATTGCCCTTCGGTTGTATGTTAACACCTACAATAAGTGCTAAACGGAGTCTCAAATTGAGAACGAGATATAGTATAATCTCGACGAGAGGAC